TAAATCGCGTTTTAAGGTCATAACTCAATCCACATTACAATTCTACCATTTCCAGGAGCAGAAGTCAAGAACTATTTTTTAGAGGTATTATTAGAAAGTAGTAGCCGCAGTCTCAAATGAGTATAGCGCGTATCTCATAGCATCAGCCATGTGTGACGCATAGTTATGTTTCGGCTTTTCTTTCATCAAATTTGGATTCGGGTCCCACTGATACTGATCAAGTGACGTCAGGGACTCTTTGCAGCTTTGATGCACAATGAGATTATCATTGTCTACAATTCCGGCTACATGACCGATCCCGTCAAGAACTGACTTCTTTGCATTGATTGTTGAAATATCATAATTCTGTGCAAAATCATACCGAGTCTGCTGAGCCGCAGAATCAATATAAATATAATCAATATCCCACTTCTGAATCAATTTTTGTATTTCTTCAGCGTGCTGTTCTGTTGTGCGTTCAGAATTAAGATACTCATCGAGCAGATAGTACATTCCTGAATCCCAATCATACCCAAAAACACAGAACGCAGTAGGATCTTTATAACCGACGTCCATTCCAGCAAAAATATCCATGCGTCGAGTTTCAAGCTCACTTAGATCAGCGATACACTTCTCATGGTTAAATGCCCAGATCTGGCCTTCATAAGTATTAAAGTCAGCCATATATTCCTGATTAAATTCGGCTTCGGACATTGTTTTCTTTGCTTCTAAAATATCTTCGTCGGAGATACGAGGGTTCTCATGGTAGGTAGCACGAATGCAAGCCCACTCTGGAAACTCGTCAGAGAAACCACGATAGAAAAACTCTGAAAACCAATTATTTCTACCCCTCGGGGTAGAAATGAATATGGCTTTCGAGTTTTCCTTGTCTAGCGTTGGTCGAAGGGCAACATTAAACGCATCCCTTCCATCAACGAGAGCCGCTTCGTCAAAAATGATGAGATCATAGGAGCGACCAACGACTGAATCCACTTGATTAACCGATCCCATACGGATCGTCGAGTGGTTCGAAAGTTCAATAACTTTGTCTTTTGCATTGTCTCGTAAAACTTCTAAATCGAAGTGCTTGATCAGGTTTCTCTGAAGATCAAAGGAGATCTGAGAAAGTGAATAGTTGGGAGACATGAGAAGCACGTTACTGCCAGGAACTAGACATACAAGCTGTCCGATCACGTTAGCAATGTAAGTCTTTCCTTGGCGTCGAGAAACGGCTGCGGTTACAAAACGATACTTTGGATTATTGATCGCATTAATAATTGCAGTCTGCGTGGAGTTAGGTGCAATTCCTAGTAACTCCATGTAGCTTTCGATGGGAAGTTTAATAAACCGATTCTCAGGAAACTCCATGAGATGGTCTGAAAGAATATCTTTTCTACTAATTTCTAGCATTTAGTGTACCATTACTTCTTCATTGTATTCGGGGAGTTCACCTTGTTGAAAGGAGCTGAACAAATAGGCATATGCCGTCGCGAGTTCCTTTAAATCGGACTCGCGAGGCATAAGCGACCTACTTTGTTCAATCCTAGAAAGAGTCTCGATAAATGTGGCAGCGGAAACAGCATTTTCCTGAAGCCAGAGATCTCTTCTATTTTTCTTCATCTACGACGTCCTCTTCGTGTGATTTTGGGGGCGCTTTTACTGAACCGTGCACGGGGCGGGCTTGTGGTCTTGCCGAAGCGAGGACCAATGCTTTTTGCGGAAGCAGCGTAGCGTGCTCCAACACCCGTCGGGTTTTTGGTATTCACAAGAGTACCCGCAGCAGCGTTCATATCACGAGTAACACCAATATTCAGCCGATGCTTACGAATCTTCTGTGTACCGTGTACGCCAGTGGGGCCTCCGGAAATAAATCCACCAGATCTAGCCATGTACTTCTCCTAATATAGAATCTTTGATTCTCTTGAGAGAAAGAAATCTCCGCTCCGACCGAATTAAGTGTTCGGCGGTCGCTCTCTCTACTGATCTCAGCATACTTGTGATGCTAAGTTTTTTATGGTACTCTGCGCGGAGCGGCAGCATGAGAAATACTCCTTATGAGCCTTTCTTAATTGCATCAGCACCAAAAAAAGCAGATACAAGAACTGCAATTGATGCAAAATACGTTGGAGCAATATCAGCAATAAGTTCGGCTGCTTTACCCATGTGAGTGAGATCTGCTAGAAAAATACCGATTGGGTAAACTAGTAGACCTGTAAGAGCGAACCATGCCATTTTGCGAATAGCGTCGCGTTGAGCGTCTTTATCTTCGAGTTCTTTTCTTTTAAACTCAAGATACATTGCTCTTTCTTCATTATCTACTACTCCATCACCGTTTGTATCAGCAGGATGATAGTCTTTCTTTTCTTCCTCACTCATTACCATTTCACCTTATCGGCCCAATAAGCTGCGCTCATTTTGCCTCTTGCAATGTTTCTGCGATGCCGAGCCTTAAAGGATGCACGCTTCTTTCTCATTGCTTCTGACTCGCCTTTTTTAGGTTTGCCAGCAGTTTTTGCCCCTTGTTGACCGAATCGAATAGTTTTCACTTTGCTGCCAACTTTTGCTACAACAATGTGAGATTTTTTCGGATGACTTGGAGTACGTTTAGGCTTATTAAAACTTGATACTCCTGCTCTTTTCAGTCTTGGGTCTTTTTTACGAGTGCTACGTTTTTTAACTGCCATAGCTTATCTCTCGTCGATTAAAACGCCTTGCAGAGTTGCTGCTACTGCATTAGTTTGATTTTTACTACAGATTGCGTCTGCAATAATGTCTGTCTTTTCCGCGACTCTTAGTGGCACTTCCCAGTCAAACTCTAAAAAAGCATTATTTAGATTTTGCACATTTTGTGTTCTAAAAACTCCTCCAAGTGCTCGAGTTTTAAGGCGCGCAGTAACAAATGCACTCTTATCATCAGAGCCGTGAGAAACACTTCCTTTTTTAATGTAAAGAGCATGGCCTGCGGGCACTGTGTAAACAAGCATCAAAGTCTGGTTTTCGCCTGCCGTAATCTGAGCATGAGTAACTGCTCCAATTTTCATAGTAACATTACCCGTTGGTGCAGTATTTCCCGAGATAAATGCTCTATGAATTCTTAAAAAAGAATTATTAGAAGTTACAGCAGTTGTACCATCCGTGCCGTCAAGAGTTACAGTCTCTGTAAGCTCATCGTAGTTTTCATCTAAGCCAACTAGAGTTACAGAAAGTCCTGTATCTCCACTTGCAGTACTTGCGACACTCAAAGCACTTGCAGATGCGGGAAAAGAATATACTCCTCCAGCATCCCAAACTGTTTCAGTGCTATTTGTAATCGCAGAATTATACCCAAACTTATAAAAAGTTTCCGTAGTACGAATTCTTCCACGGGCTACAGAAATTACAGGATCGTCTAGAAAGCTACTTAGAGCCACGTCGTCTCCTGGGTGCAGTGGAAACAAATGTTGGTTTGCCTCCTACTCCTTGCCGCTTTGACCGCTTTCGTCTGACAGCGCTTTTCTTTTGAGAAGTGGACATAGAAGCGGCTTTGTGCTCTGGGACACACTTAGGATAGCCCCGCTTAGAGAGCTTAGCTTTAGAACGTCCACAAGGGGGATGTCTCCCTTGCTTGTCTTTTCTACTAATGTCAACCCATTTCTCCTTAAACCACTTAGTAAGTCCACCTCTCGGCTTTGCCATTTAGGGCTCCATCGACCCTGCCGCTAGGTAGTTTGCAGCCGATACAACTTCATACTCAGAAATTGCAAGCTTATTTGTCCACCAAGTCGGAAGAGACGCTTCTGGATCTTCCAGATTGCTCATAATCATTTCACAATGCGAAATAATTGTTTTGCAACTCGTAAGAGCAGATGCAGCATCGGTGTGCCCATCTTTTGTCATAATGTTGTCAATAACAAATTTGCCATTTCCAACCAAACGAGCCTTAATCATTTTTTAGTCCTATATCTACCACCTCTGGCTTTGTAAGTCTTTACAAGCCATCCATTTGCATAAGCGCTCGGGTAAACCTTAAACTTTCGTTTTGCTGCGGCTTTTACACGAGCATATAGTGCAGGATTAGTAGGGACCGCTTTACTTCTAGTAGCTTTTCGTCTACGCTTAACGGCCACGACGCTTCCTCATTCCTCGGCGAGGTAGTTCTTTAATCATATACAGCATACGAACCATCTTCTTTGCCGAAGTCTTTGACTTAGCATTCGCAACTTTCTTTTTACGACCGCCAGTCACTTTATAAACTGTTTTACCACTTGTCATATAGGGCATTGCTAACCTCCGGTTCTCAACGCCTGCCTCAACGCTTGCGCTTCTTCGCCTTTGAAATAGCACGCTGAAGTGCCATCGGCAATTTCTTCTGAGCAGCGGTCAACTTCTTTTTCTTACCACTACGCTTTTTGCCTTTCATCGGGGGCCGACCCCGCTTCTTGCCATAAGTACCTTTTCCTGCGGGCATTTCACTCTCCATGCAGCTAAGCTGCCTTAATCCGCTAAGGGATTGTCAAGTGCTCTTTGTAGCTTGGCATTCAAGCGTTCTTCTAGTTCGGTAATTTTTCTGTCGCTGTTATCACGAAGGCGAGAAGCAGCAGTATCGTAGTCTGATTGAAGTCGATCTCTCTTTTCGTCGAAACTTTTCTCTGCTTGTCGAATAATGTCTCGAACTTCGTTTTCATTATCACGAACCATATCTTCTACACGATCAGCCTGTTTTTCAATGGCTAGAATATCATCCCGGAGTCCGGACTTAATATCTCGTGTATATTCGATAGCTTCGTCAAGTTTTGTTTCAATTAGGTCATTGCGTGCTGCGATTGCTTCAACATCTAGATCGGCAAGTTTAGCTTTCATTTCCATGTAATCTTTATAAACTTCAAAAGCACCATAAAGACCGCCAAGAAGTGAGCCTACGAGAGCAAATGCTGCTCCAATCGTAGTGGGAGTCATTGAAATACCAAAAAGAGTAATTTTTGTATTCTTTAGGTTTTCAACCTCTTCTTCAACTTTATCTAACCCTTCTCCTAAATCAGCCATATTAGTTCTCAAACTTGAGGCTACGCAGCGCTTCTACCTCCTGTTTCAGTTTAGTAATCTCTAGACGCCTTCTCTCAAGCTCTAGTTCATATAAAACATTACAATTAATTCGTTCTTTGGGACCACCAATTGGAATAGTAATCTTTCCGTAGACGCCAATATCTTTTGCGTCATTGTAAATAGGCCCCTGTCCTAAAAGCTGTTGTGCAAATTGATTTCCTTCATTAATTACACCTACAACCCCAAACTCAATATTCGTAGCAGAACCGATTGCTGAAGAGCAATCCATGTCACCTGCCCGAAATCTATCGGTCTGAAAGCTTTGTGGAGAAGTAGGAAGAGCCAAGTTCAAAGAACTTGTATCTGCCAACGCCACACAAGGCATTAATAAAAGAAAAAGAAATCTCATTCAACTCACTTCAGTTTAGAACAAATTTTAGAAGATACCACAGTAGATTGATGTACTCCTGCTAGAATCTTCGACATTGAACAAATATAGACAGCTCGATCTTTATCTTCTTCTTTTATGAATATATCTACATAAGTTCTTTTTAAATATGGTACATAAAGAATACGTTCTGTCGTAGCAAAGGGAAGTTTGCCCCAATTTTCATCATGTACACTAAATTCATAGTATTCAATATCTTCTCGAGAATTGAATATTTCCATTCTTGCCCGAAGCACGCCTTCAACATAGGAAGGCTGTAGCTTCGGGTAGGTTGGCATAAACTGATGCCCATAAGCGGGCATACACAGAATTAAAGCGCAATACACTCCGCATTTACCACGGAGACATAATTGCCTCCAGGAAATGCTTTTGTTGCTCCATAGTCTGCTTGCGAAGAAACTTTGAACCATACAGTACCCGCTACAGTTAGATCGAACTCGGTCACGTTATTAAAAGTACGCTTATTTGTATCGTAAGCTGACATAAGCGGATCTGTGACTTCTGCTACAGAAACAGAGCCAGTCCAGTTTACAACGTCGCTCAACGCCGGAGACGAAGAAAAGCTGTCCGGAGTAGAAATCACAGCTTTATAAAAGTCTGCGCTAATCACATCATATCGAACGACAGGCTCAACACCCCCGTCTACGGCTGCTGTAGAGAGGACAGAGGGCGTCGGGTTTCCATACACACCTGCTGTATCTGTCACAATTACACATTTAGAGGCTACTGTACCAGTAATCGGTGCGTCAACTGCAAACACAGTGCTTGCTGTTGCTAAACCTAGTAAGGCAAGTGCTTTCTTCATTAAAGTCTCCTTAATCATACTGAGAATCTACCATCTTCTCATGTAATACCTGCTGTGCTAGACCGACTCGACGTCCTTTGTTGTTGTCGGGTAGCTTCTTCGATGAAAAATCTAACGTGTCCTCGTAAGTTCCAGAAGGAAGGGAAGTCACATAAGTGGTAGGAATCATACTTAATGCAAATAATTCCGCCGCTTTGGCTTCAGCAGATGCTGTCATTAAGGCAGAGTTTACAGCTCCTAGAGCTTTCTCAAGTCTATCTTGCTTTTTCTCTGCCGCCATTCTACGGCGATCACGATCTTCTTGGTCTTGATCTTTTAAACTTGCTTTTCTTTCTAGTTCATCCTGAATAAATTGATCATTTAGTGGGTCAATTACTTCAGGCATTTCGGGAATTAGTAGTTCAGGCCGATAGCCTGGGCAGGCGGGAGAGGATTGAGGGTCAAAACAGGGGTCAAAAGAGTAATTATAAATCACAGTAGGAGAAGAAACTGTTCCAAATCCCTCTGTCTCTATTGAACCTTCCCCAAAAACGGAGCCTTCTAGACCAGGAACAGGGACTAATCGAGTTAGTGTGTTTCCGGGAAGGCCACTCCAGTCATCTGCCGATCTAAAAATGTAGCCAGGTCCTTCTGCATTTCTGTTTTGTACATAAACTATCAGGTTATCTTCAATTACTTTCTGAGTTGTATAGCGATAAAACACGCTATCAACCTGTAATCCAGCTTCCGCTGGCAAAACATTGGTCATATCCCACACAAATCCAGAGCCAGCAGCGTTTTGAGTGCTACCAAAGACCTCTTCAGAGTACGAGTAGGACGGCAAGTAGGCCAACAAGCCCAGCGCCACCCATAAATGTCTTTGAACCATTCGACATTTCCTTGTCTGCACCCGGCTGCTCATCTTCGTGAGCAATCCAGGCTGCCTTTGCCTCTGGACCAATCATTCCATCATAAGGACAAGGAGTTCCAGCATTCATCATTGCATCAAATACTCTCTTATCCTGGCACATCGTACTGACTGCTGCAACTTTCATACCCATATCAAACAAAGTTTTGGCATTCTTCAGTCGCTCACAGTTCATATCTCGAACAGTAGCACCCGCACTCAAACCAAGAATCTGGGTTTGTACTGCTCCAGCCACTCCAACTGTACATAAGTCACTATTACTGAAGTTCATCGTTGGAATAATCGCACTCGGAGGTGGAGAATTCAACGTTGTATCCGACGTAGTAGTAACTGTACTATTTGTCGTCGCCTCTGTCTTGATAACATCCTCCGCAGCCACAGCATTCAAACTCATCAGCAGCGTCAGAATCAATAGGTTTCTCATAATTCACCTTCGGTGGTCCGTCATTACTTACTAACCAGTTGTCCTGAACGAACTTCACCTCAAAAAATCGTTTTACCATTTTCCAAGCGGACATTTTGTATCTCTCACTAGAACTTTAAGTGGCATAAAACACTTACACTCTAGACAGATGAATCCTGCATACCGGGAACACTCTCGACATGACGAGAGGCGGGTCGAAGAACGTGAGGAATCTTTTGTCGCTTCGCACGACGAAGCTGGTTCTTTCGAGCCTCTAGAATTTTCTGACGAGCTGTTCTCTTGTCGCATACACAGGGGTCACAATTACAATCGTTACACATTTGCCCAATCCAATGCTTCTTTCTTTGAAGCAAACTTTTTCAAAAGCCCTTGCGGGTTCCGAACGCAATGCTCACCACGCTTCACAAAGTATTCCCAGCCAGGGGGAAAACTTCTAACAACCGGAGCTTCAATAGCCTGACGAGCCTCGGTCATAGTCGGTGTCATTACTTTTGTTTCGTAAGTAGTTTCCATATTAACCTCCAAAGGTCATGGTGACAATCACGCCACCTAGAAATACAAGCAATGCTCCACCAAATTGAAGCATTCGAGTTTCCATCACAGCAAGGCGGTCATCAATTTTTTCAAGGCGTTGAAAAGCAGTCTTCCAACGCTCTTCGCATTGGACTTCATGCTTCGCAAGAGAAAGTGCTACTTCTTCAGCATTCATGTGGTATTCTCACTTTTCTCTGGGCGAAAAAGGCCCAATGGTTATAGTAATTATACACTATCACCTGAGAAAAGTCAAGAACTATTTTTGGGAGGGGTAAGATATTACTGGTGCATTGAGTTGATTTTCAATAATCTCTTTTCTATCTTTGTAGGGGCAAGGGTCTTTGAAAGCTAATCTACCCTTATTATTCATTACAATCTTCTTAAAATATGAGTCGTTGCCAACTCGTACCCACAGGTACATTGCGTCTCCTATACAGTGTCCCAGACTCGCTCGAGTCGATTAATGACGTGTTCGATTGTAAGATCACGAGAGAATCTAAACGACAGACAATATCGAGGCTTGTCTGTCAGATTCTCCATACTGTGAAGCACACCAGTATGTACAACACAGGGGCCTTCCACATGATGTTCCGCAAATTGCTTCACGGGGCCAGTGGGCTGTCCCTGGTAATAAAGAGGAGGAGCGATTGGTTCAATCTTCAGTCGCTTCTCACTTGTATACCAACGCATGACGCCACCGGCGTCCTGATTGTTGGAAATGTCAATATTGAGTCCACAATAGAAGTTATACTCAAATTTGTTATAACGAGTACACTCGGGACCGTCAATATGCACTGGAAGAGTATGTCGAGGAGGAGTTACAAACCAATGGGCCAGAGCAATATCAAGTCCACAGGCTTCAAAGTCGCTGAGAATATGAGGATGAATGAACCGCAAAGGAATGCTG